TACATTAACCGATGGTTCTGATTTGAAATTGCTGGATTCATTTAAGGTCTGGGCTGAGCAAATATTCGGATGGTATGAATTTGAAGAGAATCGTGTGTATGTACCTTATGAGGACGGATACGGTGGAAGGTACGTAACAAAAATTAAGAGGAAACGTTTGATAAACAAGCAGTATCTGATAGTTGCACGAGGCGCTGCAAAATCTATGTATGGTTCATGCTTGCAAAATTTTTTTCTTAATGTGGATGTTACAACGACTCATCAGATAACAACTGCACCAACAATGAAACAGGCAGAAGAGGTGTTATCTCCGATTCGAACGGCTATCACCAGATCCAGAGGCCCGTTTTATAAATTCTTAACAGAAGGTTCTTTGCAAAATACAACCGGTTCTAAAGCAAATCGCATGAAGTTATCTTCTACCAAAAAAGGAATCGAGAACTTTCTTACTGGATCACTACTGGAAGTACGACCAATGCGAATAGACAAGCTCCAGGGACTACAGCTGAAAATGGCAACAGTCGACGAATGGCTTTCTGGCGATATCAGAGAAGATGTTATCGGAGCAATTGAACAGGGAGCATCTAAAGTAGAAGATTATCTGATTGTCGCAATCAGTTCAGAGGGTACTGTCCGTAATGGAGCTGGCGATACAATCAAAATGGAATTGATGGACATTCTCAAAGGAGATTATGTCAATCCTCATGTATCAATCTGGTGGTATAAACTCGATTCTGTGGATGAAGTCCCCAATCCAAGAAAATGGCTGAAAGCAAACCCAAATATAGGAAAAACAGTAAGTTACGAGACATATCAAAGAGATGTCGACAGAGCTGAGAAAGCTCCAGCCGCTCGAAATGATATTCTTGCAAAACGTTTTGGTCTTCCGATGGAAGGCTATACATATTACTTCACTTATGAAGAAACTCTTCCTCATAGGAAAAGAGATTATTGGCAAATGCCATGTTCAATGGGCGCAGATTTATCGCGAGGCGATGATTTCTGTGCTTTTACTTTTCTATTTCCATTATCAAATGGTTGTTTTGGTGTTAAAACTCGAAATTACATTTCTTCGTTAACTCTAATGAAACTTCCAGCGGCTATGAGAGTTAAATATGATCAGTTTCGCGATGAGGGCAGCCTTATTGTACTTGAGGGTACTGTCCTTGACATGATGGAGGTTTATGAAGATCTGGACAACCACATTGTTGAATGCGGGTATGATGTTCGGAGTTTCGGTTATGATCCATATTACGCAAAAGAGTTTGTAGAAAGATGGGCGAGTGAAAATGGTCCGTTTGGTATTGAAAAAGTTATCCAGGGAGCCAGGACAGAATCAGTACCATTAGGTGAATTGAAAAAGTTATCGGAAGAAAGGATGTTGCTGTTTGATGAAGAACTTATGACATTCACGATGGGTAACTGTATCACACTGGAAGATACAAATGGAAACAGGAAACTATTGAAGAAGCGTCTGGATCATAAGATTGATGCCGTTGCCGCAATGCTAGATGCGTATGTGGCTTATAAAGCCAATAAAGAGGCATTTGAATAGATTACACTTTTGAGGTATCCAACGTAAAGCAAATCTAAATGGGTTGGGAGGGATTTAAGTGAGCCACTATTCGTGACGCTCGTACTTTGTTCTGTTAGCATCAAAGTATTTCGAATAGCTTACATACTGTCTGCGTTCAGAGCGTTCCATATAAGTCAGGCACTTTGGAAATTTCGGTTCCTTGTCGCTTGATGGCTTATAAAACTTGCCATAGTTAATCATAACATACCCCCAATCCTTTTAGATTTGCTTTACGCATACCACATATTGCAATTGATGATAGGCGAAATGTCAACATGTAGTAAATGGAGGTGAAAAATCAAAATGGAATTGTCAGTTGGTTCCAGGTTCAAAAATGCCTGGAATGCTTTTCGAAATCGAGAGCCGACGAAGGTGTTTCAAGACATTGGATATGGGTATTCATATCGACCGGATAGATTTCATTTGACTCGTGGAAACGAGAGATCAATTGTAACATCAGTTTATAACCGAATAGCTTTAGATGTAGCCGCCATAGATATTCGGCATGTTCAGCTGGATGCCGAAGGGCGGTTTTGTGATGTTGTGCAAAGTGGACTGAATAATTGTTTATCAACAGAAGCCAATCTGGATCAGACAGGACGGGCATTTATACAAGATGCAGTTATGTCCATGATGGATGAAGGTTGTATAGCAATCGTTCCAGTTGATACTGATGACGATCCAGACGATACGACGGGATACCAAATTCTGTCTATGCGAGTTGGTAGAATTCGAGACTGGTATCCAAAGCACATTCGCGTTGAATTATACAATGAAGAGACTGGACGAAAACAGGATATTGTTGTTCCTAAAAGTACAGTGGCAATCGTTGAAAATCCGTTATATGCGGTAATAAACGAACCGAATTCAACAATGCAGCGATTGATTCGAAAGTTGAATTTACTGGATGCTGTAGACGAGCAAAGTAGTTCTGGAAAGTTGGATTTAATCATTCAGTTACCTTACGTGATTAAAACCGAAGCAAGGCGTAAGCAGGCTGAAAAGAGACGAAAAGACATTGAGCAGCAATTAGCAGGTTCCAAGTATGGTATTGCTTACACTGATGGTACTGAGAGAATAACTCAGCTAAATCGTTCGCTGGAGAACAACTTGATGAAACAGATTGAATATCTTACGAGTATGCTTTATAGCCAGTTAGGTATCACTCAGAGTATTCTTGATGGAACAGCAGACGATAAAACCATGCTGAATTATTACAACCGTACTATTGAGCCAATTATTGCAGCTATTGTTGACGAAATGAAACGGAAGTTTCTTAGTAAAACAGCCCGTTCCCAGAACAAATCTATTAAATTCTTCAGAGATCCATTCAAACTGGTTCCAGTTGCAGATCTTGCAGAAATCTCAGACAAATTCACAAGAAATGAAATCGCAACTTCAAACGAAATAAGACAGGTTATCGGATGGAAACCGTCTGATGATCCAAAGGCAGACGAGCTTAGAAATAGTAATCTCAGTCAGCCAAACGAAAGTCCGATTCGGGAAGAAAGAGACACAGGAGGTATTAATCAAAATGAAGTATGACTTTGGTGGCTGGGCCACACGAAATGATTTGACCTGCGCAGATGGTCGAGTCATTAAAAAAGATGCGTTTAAAGGGCAGAATGGAATGACGGTCCCATTAGTCTGGATGCACAACCATAATGCACCAGATAATGTTCTTGGATTTGCACACCTGGAAAATAGAGATGATGGGGTTTACGCACATTGCGAGTTTAACAACACTGAAGCAGGTCAGACCGCTAAAGAACTTGTTAGGCACGGTGATGTGCGTTCTTTGTCTATTTTCGCAAATCAGCTTAAACAGGCTGGAAGCGATGTTATTCACGGTGTGATTCGAGAAGTAAGTCTGGTCCTTGCCGGTGCAAATCCAGGAGCATTCATTGATGATGTGCTTGCTCATGGCGATGGGGAAAACGCAGGTATCATCGTTGGCTATGACGAGATGATTATGGGCTATCTCGAACATTCTGATGATGAAAAAGATCTAGAAAAACAGGATGAGGGTAAAGAAAATGGAGGCGACAGCGAAGAAACTGTCGAAGAAGTTTTCAACACTCTTACTGAAAAACAGAAAACCGCAGCATATGCGCTTATCGGACATGCTGTAGAAGATGGTGAGTCCGAAAACAATGACGATTCCGAAGGAGGAGATGAAACAATGAAACATAATGTGTTTGAAAACGATCAGCGCGACAACAAGACTTATCTGTCTCATGCGGACCAGGAAAGCATTCTTAAAAAGGCAAAGACAAGCCAGGTGGGAAGTTTCCAGACTGCTCTTGCGATGTATGCAGAGGATAATGCTCTTCAGCATGACGCCCTTGCAAGTGGATTTGTTCAGACTGGAGACGGTAATGTATCCCTGCTGTTCCCAGAATACAAAGAGGTAAGACCTGGGGCACCGGAACTGATTACAAATGACCAGGGATGGATCACCGCAGTAATGAACAAAGTACATAAGAGTCCAATTGCACGAATCAGAACCAGTCAGGTTGATATCCGTAATATCGA